TTTTCTTATCTTACCATGTTGAAGATTGTTTCTTGGTTTATTATAAGGGTGTTTCCAACTATCACAATGCCAATCGTAATATTGATTAATTTTATATTTTGTAAATTGTATTTGTTCACTAGCATCCCATTCAAAGTTCCACCCAGCGTTTTTATTGGCAACTTTAACGTAAGGGTGTAATTCTTTGTATATCCAAGTTTCATCTAACCAAACTAAATCAGAATTTCTTTTCTTTTTTAAATCTAATATCTGATCTTGAGATAAAGGTTTTTGATCATCAAAACCTCCAGTCCTTGCCATAGATTCATTTTTTGATAAGGCATACCTAATTATATCATCACATAACTTAGGTGGTAATGCAGATTTAAAATACCAATAATAATGTTTTAAATTCATATAAAAGTAAAAACTCCAACTCTTCTTATTTCATCGTGTTTGCAAAACCCATAAGTGTGAAAATAAGATCCATCACATATCATAACTTTACCTTGTTTAGGTTTTATCTTTTTAAGTATTTTTAATTTTTTAATTTTTAATGATTCAACGTCTATAATATTATCTCCCTCTGTATATTTCCTATCAAATATTATTGTGTCTCCTGAACAATCTTCTAAATAAATTATAATTAAATTATGTTTAAATCTATGATCTACATGGGGTGATATAAAAGAATATTTACTATTAGACATGGTTAAATTAAGAGAAGCTCTTAAAAATCTATTAAATTTAATTTTATATTTTTTACAAAATCTTTTAACTATTGTTTCAAAAAAAGAACTATAATTAGAATTAGAAATAGGTTTCTCATCATGATCACATCTTTCAATTAAAATATGTGTCATCATTGGAAATGATTTATCTTTTAAAGTATTATCCATTGGATACCATGGAAAATCATTTTGTAAAATTTCTTTATTAACAACTTGCAACTCTTCTTTAGTTAAAAAATTTTCAGATATGTTCATTAATATATAGGCAAGAAACTTGTGTTAATTCCTACCTCTCCATATTTATTATATGTTTGTTTAATTGTTTTTTCATCTATTACATCAAAAGCTATTGTAATTCTTTTACCTTTAAATTTTTTATCACACACAACTTTGTGAAAATTTTTTGATGGTCCCACATAAACATTACCTATTTTATTTTCTATGGTATAATTTTCAAAAACGGTCTTTGTGTTTTTTGGATCTATGGATACATAACCATGTAACAAAGAATCACCATGATTGTGCCATTGTAATAAATCTTGTTCATCATGAATGTTTAACCAAGATTGTAACCATAATGGTTTTTTAGTATTTGCATACTTTCTAATAATTTTAAAAATATCTTTAAACATTCTATAATATTTTGTAGAGCCAACTAACAAAGACATAGAGTTGTATTGATTATATAAAGCTGTAGTTGATTGTTTGCCATATTTATGTTCAAAACGTTTATAAGCTAGATCTGCATATTTTTTAAAATGTGCTAAATCTTTTTTTATGTAAGGCAAATTTACCAACATATAATTAGACGTATTCATATAATATGGTCTGAACAAAATTTAACAATCCTTTTTGATTGTTTTCCACATAGTAAAGATTAGTTGCTGGAAACATTATAAATTTATTGTGTGTTAATGGTATGTCCCAACTTCTGCCCTTTCTTCTATTATCATCGTAGTATATCTTAACATTACAATCCACAGCATTAACGCCATATAAACAAACAAAGTCAGGAGAATCTTTTAAATCTACAGGGTTTACTTCTATAATAGGGTTGGTTTTATCATTAGGAAAATACATCTTACCCCACGTTTTTTTATTAACTAAATTTAAATTATATTTAACACGTATGTGTTCTATAATGTATTTATTAAGTTTATCCCAATTTCTAGAAAAAGGTGTGTCTTCTCCTTTGTAAATGCTTTCAAAAATAGTTTTTGACATTTCAAAAGGATCTATGTCAAAACCTTTAGGCATTTTAACATCACCATAATATATCGTTTGTTCACTTAATACTTTCTTTTGCATATCTATATATGTTTTAAAAACTTATATATTATGCGTCTAAATTTGTCAATGTCCAGCCAGTTGTATTATCTGCTTGATACGCAGCTTCGTCCCATTCATAAATCCAAAAATGAGTGCCTGCTTCGTTTTGTGATTCTTGTTCTGCTGTTAACGCAGGAGCTTCGCCAAGTGGTGATACCCATTTAGCATTAGCTACATCTTTTGTCCAATCAGGCCCTGGTTTTTGTCCTAAAAATATTTCATTTTCAGGATCCCAAATAAAACCTATACCTGCATAGTTTCCTCTATAAGGTGTGCCACCTAATGTATGTGTGTTATTAATTGTATTGTAAGAAGTTTTTTTCCAAAGATGTTGTGGCCAACCATGACATTTTTCTAACCAGTATTGACCCTCTGCTTCAGTTTCAACACCATCTTTATTTGTGCAGTTTTTATCAGAAACAACGTGCACTGATAAAACTATATTGTCCTCTGATATTTTTGCAAAGTGTGCCATAATTAATTTTGAAATTTATACCTTATTACTACTACTCCACTACCACCAGTAGCTCCTATGCTTGAAGGTAGTCCTCTACCTCCGCCACCGCCACCGGTATTAGCTGTTCCTGCAGTTCCCGCTACAGGTGAATTTTGTCTGTTTCCGCCTCGGCCTCCGCCTCCAGGTCCACCATTTCCTCCTGGGTCTCCTGTTTGGTCAGAGCCGCCTCCACCGCCACCAGCGTAAACTCCTGATGCTCCATAACCTGTTGAAGGTGCGGGTGCTATTGCGTTAGGAGATCCATTTCCTGCAGTTTTACCACTAGCAGCATTACCTGCTCCACCGCCACCAGCTCCTGTATTAAAAGGTCCTGTTGATCCGTTATTACCTTGTGGAGGAGTTACTGGAGGTTCATTTCCATTTCCTACGGTGTTATTTAATCTACCTGCACCACCGCCTGAACCACCAGGTCCACCAGAGGTTGGTCCAGTTGGAGTTCCATCTCCAAAACTACCTCCACCTCCACCAGTGGATGTTATACTACCAAAAACTGAATTACCGCCACGTCCTGAAACAGGTCCAGCAGGTTGTCTACCAACACCTCCGCCACCAACCGAGATTGGCATCGCTCCTAATGTTACAGCTTGTCCTGGGACGCACCCTGCTAAAGGGGCTGGGACGGTATAACAACCAGTAAGTGTTCCAGCAGATAATCTAAATCCGCCACCGCCGCCACCGCCGCCGGTTCCTTGGCCTCCGCCACCACCGCCAGCTACGACCATGTAGTCTGCTTGATTCGAACCAGATGCTCTTCCTTTAGAAGTAACACAAAAAGTTCCGTCTCCTGTAAAAATGTGAATTTTAATATCGCCGTCAGTAATAGTTTCATCACCACCGGTTGCTTCAATATAAGCGGGTCCTGCGCAACCTGACCCAAAGCCTAATATTCTATATCCAAAACCTGCCATTTATTCTCCTTATGCGTCGTTAGCAGCATCAGTAGTGAAGAATAATTTAATTCCAAGCAATCTAGCATCGGCATTTAAATCATCTGCTGATACATCTCTTGATATTTGAAAGAACACCTGCTCATCTGTGCTAGGTGAACCTGCAATAGTTACTGCTCCACTTACTGCCGCTACATCTAAATCGTTTGATGTCCCACTATGTGCTTTCGCTGTTGCAACAACTTGTGTTCCAAAAGCAGTGTTAATACTATCATTATCAGCAATCGCTACACCTGATAATCCCCATGCAGTTGTCCCTGTATCTGTAGATGTTGCTGTGAAAAAAGCTTGAAAAGTTACCGTGCCTTCATTCCATGATTTAGGAAATGCCACAGCAAATTGTGCAAACTCATCTGAGTCTTTATCAAAATCTAAAACTTTTATTTCAGGACCATTTGATAATTCTACTTGTGCAGCTTCTGCACCATTTGTAGTATTAGGATACATAGCAACCGCTGGAACCCAAATAGTTTCTGTACCAGCAACTTTTATTGCAGAACCACCAACTTGAGCAACACCATTTCCGTTTGGTGCAATATTAATATTACCATCTGCTCCATCAGTGATTGTTATTGTACCTGAATTAGTTCCTGAGTTTGTATCTAAAACAAGATCATGTGCACCATCTGTTGTTAAAGTTGCAGCTGCTGATCCTGTTCCGATTCTAGTTTCTCCAGTGCCTTTTGGTTTGATATGAACATCAACGTTAGTTTCTCCACTCGCACCAAGGATTGGTGGGTTTCCTGTTGCAGCATTAGTTACTTCTAACTCGTTTACTGCTGAAGATGTTGTTTGAAAAATAATTTGCTCGTTTCCATTTGCATCTGCGATAAAACCTGCATCTGCAATTTTTGGAGCTGTTAAAGTTTTGTTTGTTAAAGTGTCAGTAGATGAAGCAGTTAAAAATCCACAATCATCAATATCTGGATTTGTTCCATCATTAGCAGTAGCGTAAACTAATTTTACTACACCTGGAGGAACGGTTACACTATCTCCTGATCCTGAAACATATTTAAATACTACGTTTTGTGATCCACTTGTTGAATTTTTTAATACATAAAATTGTTGGACATCTATAGGAATTGTAACATTTCTTGATCCCGTTAGAGAGCCAGTAAACTCAATAATTCTGTGTGCAAGAGTTGCACCAGTTCCACCATCTGTTACAGATAAATCTGTATCGCCGGAATCTCCTACGGCTTGTGTTGTAAAACCACCAGTAATTTGTTCAACTAGTTGTAAATTTGTATTTGTCTTCGTACCCCATGTACCGGCATTTTCTCCGGTTGCTTGAAGTTCTACCCCTAAAGGTGAAAATGTTGATGCCATGTTTTTTTTCTCCTATGCTACGTCACTATATGTTGTATTCGATCCTGTGTCAATAGCTTGATATGCTTGAATTCCAAATCCTGTGGAAACACCAAATCCTGCTACAGAAGCGGTCGAAGATACTCCTGTTAATCCCATTACATCTGCAGGTGTTAATGCCCCTGTAGATGATGTACTAGTTACACCACTAAAGCTTACGGTCATTTGATCTAAAGATATTGATCCTATAGCTGATGTAGCTCCAACACCTGTTGTTGGAACAAATTCTACAATACCTGCTATTAACTCTCCAGCTGTTGCTGTTGCTGCAATACCTGTTGGACTTATTACAGAAGTTAAATCAAACGATGTAGAACCAACTGAAAAAGTTCCTGCTTGACCAGATAAACCTACTAACATTTGAGCTAAGGATACTGATCCTACAGATGATGTTGCTCCAACACCAACAACTTGTTCTGGTATATCAAACTGAGGAGGAACAGCTGAAGTTATTTGTACACCTGTTAATCCCATTACATCTGCAGGGTTAATGGTAAACATACCCCAACCATTATCGCCATAAGATGCATTACTCCAACCACTAGGGCCTGAAGTTGATGTAATTTCTAGTCCATCTAATACTTGATTTATAGCGTTAGAACCCCAAGATTCAAATCCCCAAGTATCACCACCCCAACCTGACTCTGGAAATGCTGCGAGTTCTCCAAGAGAAGTAGTTATTTCTTGACCAGTAGGAACTATAATTGAACCATTGAAACCCCAAGATTCAAAGTTCCAAGTATCTCTACCCCAACCTGATTCTGGAAAGGGATCAACTTGTCCTAAAGAAGATGTTATTGACAATCCACTTACAGATACAACAGGACTAAAACTATCTCCGTATGGCTCTAATGACCAACCATCTCTACCCCAACCTTGCTCTGGAAAAGATGTTAAATCACCTAATCCTGTTGTAATTGATTGACCTGATAAAATTACTATTTCTTCACTAGTATCTCCCCAGGATCCACCAAGATCCCAAGAGTCTGCTCCCCAACCACTTGATATAACTAATTCATCACTTCTACCCCAACGATTTGTGCTCCAACCCAAAGCTCCCCATGTGTCTGCAGATGGAGTGTTCGCAGTCCCTCCCATTCCTGAGTGAACTGAACAATAATAATATAAAGTTGGTGCATCAGTCGCTACTACAATCTGTGTGTATGCTCCAGCGTTACCTGGCGTTCCGTTTGTTGTTACGCCAACCGTATATTCACTTCCAGAATTATGTGTTCCATCGCTTGTTGTTGAAAATCTTAATGGGTGTCCACTATTAGAGGAATCTGCTTGATCAAATTTATATGTTCCGCTTTCAGCTAAATATAAAGTATCTTGTTGAACACCATCAATGGCATACTTATTTCCAGAGTCGGTGCTGACCACCGTTACCGTGTATGTTCTAGTAACGGACATCCGTCGTTACCTCTTATGCTAGTCTAATGATAGCGTTCGATGCGTCTGCTGCAGGGAATTGAATTGTAAAAGTTCCACTAGATACGGTTTTATCTCCACCGAATGCAATCACTGCACACGCAGGATTACCAGATGCAGAACTATTATATATGATAGCTCCATTTGCTGTGAAAGAAGCACTTGTGAAACTTACATCATTAAAATCACAAACTGCAGTTGTACTATCTGCAACAGGAGTTACACTTGTGAGTGTTGCTCCTCCAGAACTATAAGCAGATCCAGATGTATTTGATATTTCGTTTGATGTTGTGAAAGCTGTTGTTGCAGCTCCTAACGATGCTGAACTTGTGTATAAAGCAATCTTAAATGTATTACCACTTGATGCTGTAAAATTGTGAACTCCTTTTAAAAGTTCTACTTTAAAACTTGTGCAAACTGCAGATGTTATAGCCATAATTTAATCTCCTACGGGTTTGCTGAGTTTACCGGTATACGAACAGCGCCATTAGTATAGTCATCTCTTCGTCTTCTACCAACTTGCTCATTAGCAAACTTCTGTACTTCTTGTTTATACTTATTTTCGTATAGTGTCAACATATCTATTGGGCCTTTTAAAAATCCATATGCCTCTGATAGACAGCAATATAATAGCCCATTTGGAAAATTCATAGTAATATAATTAGTGCCATCACCCTCTAATAATGCTGGTGCAGCGTTAAAATGCACCCTAAATTTGTACGTTGTATCAGGAACAGGGGCAAACATCATTCTTCCAGAAGTAGTATCAGACTCACCTGTAGCACCACCAAACATAGCATAATATTTAGGTTGACCTCTTTTAGCTGATGCTGTTGATGATATATATTCTTGTAAATAAGTTACATCTTTTTTTTCTAACCACACGTTAGGGCCTGTAATTTCTGAAGTAGAATCATAAACTTGTATACCTCTTATAAATACACATCCCGCAGGAGCGTTGATTGTCTCTTGACCTGTAATTAAATTACCAGATTGTTGTTTTCTATCTGCATCAATAGGCACATCTCTAAAAATTCTATATTGTGCATTTAAAATAATATTTTCTAAAACAGCATCTGTTAAAACATTAGAGTCTGTTTCAGTATAACTTCTTATTTGTGTTTTTAATCCTGATGCACTTAATCCAGCCATTATTTAACTATCTCCTGACATCGAGGACAAGATTTTCTAAATCTTAAATGACCTGAACAATGTTCTGGTTTTTCTTCGTGCACTGGAATTTCTGGTTCTGGCACTTTAAGATATAGCTCCGCATGTGGATCCATTTCTTGTCTTTTTGGTTTAAAAATATTTTTTATCCAATTCCAAATTTTTTTCATTACGCTGTTATCGTGACTGGTCCCGCTGATGCAGAACCGCCTCCTCCTTTTTCAGTTATACTAGATGTCGTCGCTGTTGCAAAGGTATAATTATCATCATCTACTTTTGTAATTACGTATCCTGCAGCTAAATTTATTGTTGCTGCAGCCACACCACCAACTACATTTGCATCTCTAAATCTAACTCTATCACTCGTAGATCTACCATGATCTGGTTCATTAACAGATATTGTTGTAGATCCATTTGTTGTCGTAAATGGATTTAAAGGTAATATTCTTGGAACTGCACTTTCTATTCTATCTGGTCTTACATGTCTCAAAGA